TGCAAGTGGACGATCGATAGTAACTGTAGTAGCGTCATCTGAATCGAGACGAGCAATCAACTCATCACCGTTGCTTAATTTAATACTGACAACATCACCTGTTGCCATTGGTTTCTTTAATAACATATTTTTCCTTTTATAATTCGCCAGTCTCTGCTAGTTTCAGCATGAGACTATAATGTTCGTAGGCTTTCTTTACTGCCGGGTATTTGTTTTTCAAATACTTTTCTTGTTCTTTTTGTTCCATTAAATTTTCAAACAGTCTATAATGGCCCTGCTTTTTCATATTGTTGAACACTTCTGATTCAAACTCTGCAATTCGAGTCAACTCGCTTTCAGATACTTCTATAGTGTACAATCTTTCAGTTTCGTACTGCATAGCGTCCATTGCCGTCATGACATTATAGTCATTAGGAAACTGAAAAAATTTCGTGTGCATACGAGTGTGCTTATGAGCACGTTTGTTATCATCGAGTATGTTAATTCGATGATCTTGTATAAAATGTTTTAAGTTGTCGTTCATTTCAACCCCTGGATAATGCAGAAGTTACTTGGCCTAGTTCAGTTTTACGACGACTGTTTTCCCTTTCAAGATAACTTACTCGTTGATTCAATTCACTTAGTTGACGCAATGCAGTGGCCAACTGTTTCTCTAAGGTTGCAATTTTATTCAGTTGTGTTTGATCCATCATCATCCCCAATTAATCGTTCTAACAACTTATAGTTATCGTAGGCTTTTTTAAGCGCCGCAAACTTTGCAAGTTTTTCCGGACTTGGTTCTGTTAGAATAGCAAGACGGTCTTCAATAGTTTCTAGTAATTTTCCTAGGCTACGACCTTTCCATTTGATATCACCATCGAATGTTGCATCAGTCTGAACATACAAACCACTTGAACCAGTAATTGTAGAATTCCACATGCCGCTGTTTATACCAGTGGCGTATCCCATACTGCCAACAGCGCCAGTGGCTCCAGTGGAAAAAGTATAACTTGGCGGACTAGCGTAATTGGCACTATAGGTTGACATGTCAATTTCCTCGATCTTTATATCGCCCCAATCTGCTGTGTCTATAGTAATAGTGTCATCACTTTTATCCATTTAGATGTGTCCTTAATTCGTCAATGCCGCCAATGACCTTGCCGTCAATTAAAATTTGAGGAACTGAGCGGGCACTAGGGACTTCTTCTAACAATTCTTCTTTAGTATACCCATCTCCGATCTTTCGTTCTTCGAAGGGAATTGATCGTTGTCCTAACAAGGCTTTTGCCTGTTCACAATTTGGACAATGATATTTGCTCCATACAACAACTTTCATTTTGATTCCTTTATAGATCTGGTAATTCTTCGTAGCTAACATTGTCCGACATAACGCCAATGACATAGTTAGTGCTTTCGTTTTCTTGTAGTGCAGTCTGCTTCTTGTTAATATTCACATGCTTATTAAACCATGGAATAGGGCTTGCTTTAGGATGCTCACCTTGGTACTTGACGCCGATGTCTTTCAATCGAGTAAAGGCAGTGTGGTCAACAAAGTCGCTGAGAATAGCAGCATTAAGACCGATGACTGGTCCTAACTTAAACAAATAAGTTGCCCACTCTTTTTCTTCTTTAATAACTTCCATGTACAGCGCATATACTTCGTCTGCACATTCTTCCTCTAGTTTAAGGAAGTCTGGGTCATCTTTAGTTACATTGTTAATTAACCAAGCAGTCCACTCAGTGTGCAATAATTCATCTTGTAGAATTAGGCTAATGATGTTGCCGTTGCCAATGTAAATCTTATTCTCAACCATAGCCAAACTAGTAGCAAAGCTCACCATGAAGCGTAGAGCCTCCAATGCATATGATGCATGTAAGGCCATCCATATGGCTCGCTTGTGAGTATGAAGGTCAATGTCTTCATCCAACTCTTTACGACAGTTGAGCTGATGAAGATCCTCATAGTAACGACCAATGTTAGCAGCCATACCAACAATTTCAGCTGTGTCGTGAATCTTGTTAAATTCTTCTTTAGGTACTCCATATACGTTCCTAATAATGTGGCTGTAGCTCTTTGAATGAATATTTGTTTCAAAGAAACTCCAATTGCTTACTAGTGCTTCAAGCTCTGGAATAGATATAACAGGGCTAAACACTTGGCTTGGTGCGCGACCTTGAATACTGTCTAGAGCAGTTTGACGTAAGAGGTTACTGGTAAAAATATGTTTAACAGCATCACTCGATTCCTTATGATCCATTTTGTCTTTGGTAAGACTAATCTCTTCTGGTACCCAGAAAAAGCCTCGGGCAAGTTCTTCATACTTGGCAATCTTGGGATACTTAACTTCTTCGAAACGCTGTACAGTTACTGGACCTGCTGGATCTAAGAACATAGTGCGCTTTAGATAGTTTGTTTGTTTACTTAAATTGTATTGTGCTTTGCTCATTTTTATATCCTAAAACTTTCTCCGCAACCACAACGGTCACGTTCATTAGGATTTGAAAATTCAAATCCTTCATTTAGTCCATTGCGGACCCAATCCATTGTTAATCCTGTTAAGTAAGGCTCGTCCTTTGCACTAACTAGTACTGCAAAATTCGGCTGTGCATAATTTGTAACACCTATTTCAACTTCTAGTTTGTCTACATATTCTAACACATAAGCTAGTCCACTGCAACCAGTAGTTTTAACTCCAATACGTATTCCTACACCCTTGCCCCGACGCTGTAATGTTTGCATTACTTTTTTAACAGCTAGGTCGGTTAAGGTGATCATACACTAAAGGAACTACCACATCCACAAGTTGATGTTGCCCCCGGATTATTGATTACAAATTGACTACCGGTGAGATCATCTTTATAGTCAATAGTAGCACCAGTAAGATACTGCATACTCATAGCATCAACTAACACTTTGTCAATTTCAAAATCATCTTCGTTAACTATCTCGTCAAACGTAAAGCCGTATTGGAATCCGGAGCAACCGCCACCTTGAACAAATGTTCGAACTTTTAAGTTAGGATTATTTTCTTCGGCTAAAAGATCTAAAATCTTAGCATGTGCTGATTCAGTTATTGTTATCATGTTTGTTCCTATAGTCACTTACTGCGGCTTTAATGGCATCCTCGGCCAATATGCTACAATGTATTTTGACCGGAGGTAAGGCGAGTTCTTCTGCAATCTCACTATTCTTAATGCTTGCTGCCTGGTCAAGTGTTTTACCTTTAACCCATTCTGTAACAAGAGAACTGCTTGCAATCGCCGACCCGCAGCCATACGTCTTAAATTTTGCATCTGTAATAATACCTGTATCATGATCGACTTTTATTTGCAACTTCATTACATCGCCACATGCCGGCGCACCAACCATACCAGTACCTACTTCATCATCGTCTTTAGCAAAGCTACCTACGTTACGAGGATTTTCATAATGATCAACAACTTTATCAGAGTAAGCCATTTTAGTGCCTCAACATGTTATCATCGGGCTCTTTGAATTCAAACACTAACCCGCCCTCGTGATCTACGTATACTCTTTCAAGATCCTCTGATTGAAACCCCATCAGCAATACTTCTTCAGCCTCGGGATCAATAGTGACAGGTGTTGTAATACCGTGTAGTAAAAGAAAAGATTTTATTTTTTCTTGATTGGTTAGTAATTGGTTCATAATTTGCAGGCCTCACAATCAGCGTCTTCTAATTCTTCATATATTGTAACAGGTGCAACTACTAACGTATTGGTATTTGTCATGCCAGCTTTTGCGCCAACTTTATTGATTAAACTATAATACACAGTTTTAATACCCCACTTGTAAGCCAACATTAAATTCTTGGCAATCAAAGTTCCTGGAACCTTGCGATCTTTTTGTGGATCACTGCTGGTAAAGTGTGCAGGATTGTAAAATGTGTTTGTACTCAAACTCTGATCAATGTAGGCTGCTAACACTGCGGCAGTCTTCAAGTAATCTACACAGTCCTTCTGATCCCACATCAACTGATAACGATTCTTTAGACGTTTGTACTCTGGCACGACCTGTACAAACGATCCAGCTTTTGATTCCTTAACAGAAATCAATTCCATCGGCATTTCAATTCCGTTGGTGGAGTTTAACACAACTG